CATCGCGCCAGGTATTAATCACGGCTCCCGTTGTCGGGTTCTGTTCTTTTACCGGCTCCTGCAGGGTGATCCTGTGACGCAATTTTCCGGCCTGCATATCATCCCCTGGGTTTCCCGCTCAGATAGGTTTGCTGCTCTGGTGCCTCATCGAGATCGCCGGCAAGCGACTGGATAATCACATCGGACAGGGCGACGTTAGACTCAGCCAGGCGGTTTATCGCTTCCGTCTGCTCTCGCTGTGCTGCTGTTTGTTCTCTCAGCGCTGCTATCAGCGCGTTTACCTGTTGCTCGTTCATAGGCTATTTTCGTCCACTTTTTTAACCATTCACGCCGACGGAGACACCCTTCACAGGCCATACTTCCCCCCCTACAGTCCATATATTCGGTATGGTTGTAAAAGAGACTCTACGGCAAATGGAGCCTCTATCGCTGTTTGGCCGACAACAACGGTTTCACGGTGTTCATACCAGTGACCGATAAGCAGAAGCATCGCTGCTTTCACATCATCGCCAGGGAGAATTGAATCAGGATCATCTGCATACCCCTCGCTGGTTTCGGACTCATACATTTTGCGACGAGTCCATGTTTCGACGTAACGAGAAGCAGCTCCGATGTAGAGGGTCAATAGTGAGTCGTCATCGGTAAAGTCAGGCTCAATGCGACAATGCTCTTTAACCACTTCAAGTTCTAACATTATTTTTTAGCCTTCTTCTCTGGCACAGTTTCCGGCTGTTCCGGCTGTTCCGGCTGTTCCGGCTGTTCCGGCTGTTCCGGCTGTTCCGGCTGTTCCGGCTGTTCCGGCTGCGCAGAATTATCAACATCGACCAGCCGTGCATAGCCCTTTTTGACCAGTTCGCGGCCGTGCTGCTCCTGCGTCTCCAGTAACTCACCCTCTGCCACAACTACACCGCCGAAGTAAATTGGTTTAACCGCGATTAGCTTCATGGTTTTCCCTCAAATATTGCGGCCCGAAGGCCGCACAAGATATTACTGACCGCCAGACGCCGGAACAGTGAATGATCCATAAACAAAGGCTTCAGGACGTTTAACGGCCAACGCCAGGCGCTCTTCGCAACGGATGGTGATCATATTTTTCTCGAAGTCGTCGGCGTTCTCAGTAGAGATGACAACGTTAGTTTCTTCACGGTCAAAAATCTGCGCTCCGGCACTAAATGCCCCGGTCAGGAATTTACCCTGGAATGCTGTAGCTTCTGTCGCAACGACCGGAAGGCCCCAAAGAGTCGGCCCCGTCAGTGCTGCAGGGTTTGCCAGGATGTAGCGGCCCAGCGTGTCTTTGGTCAACTCAATTTTCGCCCAGTCAATGAAGTGCAGGACGTGACCGGATGCCGGGAAGCGGGCAAGCTGAGCCTGTAACATCGCGAGACGTAGATCGTCAATGCCGTTCTGATTCTCCACCTGAAACGCTGCCGCAAATGCTGAAGCCTGCGGAATGATGCCTTCCAGATGAGCGCCGGTACCATCGCCGAACAGAATTTCCTGCTCTTCGACATACTTCAGGCCGAAGCGCATTTCTGCATCGACCTGAGACTGCAGTTGCGAAAAGTCATCGAGGATCTGTTTGGATGCCTTGAAAAGATGCGCAATGGTTCGAACTGGCGTGATTTTTTCTGCAAACTCAATATTGCTGTACGGTTTGGTCGTATTTTCTGCGACCGCCGCTGCGTTATTGGTAAAGCCAGTTTGCTGCACCCAGTAAATGGTATTGGATGCCGTTGTGCCTGGCGCGATCAGATCGCGGATAAACAGACGCTGCTTAGGCGCGGTATCAATACCCGGCAGGCGGTCAGGAGCAACAATATTGCCGGGGACATTGGCGGTGAGTAGCGCTGCCTTCACCGGAATTGAAATCCGCTGGCTGGCCGCGACGCTGGCAGCAAAGGTTTTCAGCGCTTCAGCAGAAATAACCTGCTGACCTACAGATTCCACAACTTGCTTTGCATTTGCCAGCGGCATCTGCGCAACATGCTGCTCCAGTTCACCCAGCGCGGCTTTAAGAGTTTTTTCGGCTTCTTTCAGTGCGTTGAGCTCAGATGCCATTTTATCCACGGTATCTTTGGTTTCCGCCGACAATTTGCCGTTCTTCTTAGCCTCAGTCAGTGCCTCTTCCGCTTTGGCGTTAAATTTTCCAGTTGCTTCTTCAATGGAGGCGGTGACTTTTTTCAGAATCTCGTTTACATCAGACATAAATGGTCCTTATTTGACTAACGCCGCAAGAGCGCTTTCAAGTGAATTGAGGGTTTCAGATTTGATTTCTTCGGTAGCGCCCGGCTTACCATCGGGATCGGTAACAGCGCCCGGCGTGTTACCTGTTAATGCTTTGATTAATTTCCGGCGCTCGGACCGGGGGGTATTTGTTTTCGCCAGCAGTGCATCAAGTTTGCGAAGCGCAGCTGCAGGTGATTCGTCGCCGTCGCTGACCGCATCAGCTGAAAGCAAACTGTCTGCCAGTCCCTTCGCCACAGCATCGCTGCCACCGATATAACTTTCGGCGTCCATTAGTTTCTGAACGGCGGCAATATCAAGGCCGGATCGCGCCGCATAAATATCAGCCATTGCGGTATCGAATGGCTCCAGTGACTGCGCCAGTTCAGCGAAGTCATGGCGGTTTCCCATCGCGTACACCCAGCAATTGTGGATCATCAGAAAGGCACCGCGGCCAATCTGAATATCATCCCCGGCCATCGCAATTATTGAGGCGGCACTGGCGGCAATGCCCAGCACCTTCACAGTTACACGGCCTTCGTATTCGCGGAGGAGGTTATAAATAGCCAGCCCTTCGAACATGTCGCCGCCCGGCGAGTTGATGTTTACCGTCACATCTGCACCGTTCATTGAACGTAGTGCGCCGGAGATGCGTTTTGCCGTGACCCCCTCATCCCAGTAATCACGTCCAACAACATCAAAAATAGAAATGGAGTTGTCATTATCGGATGCAGCCCTGATCCCACCATTCCAGCGCTCAAGCGCTGAGGGCTGGGGCTCACTGGTAACACCCGCGCACGGGCGCCCCGCCGGAGCAACCGGAAGTTGTCTAATTGTCATGGAGATTGGCTCCTAAGCAGCCTGTTTAAGTGGCGATTGCTCGAAAGGAATATCAGGGAATACGTGGTTATGAAGTTCTCTTACAGCCAGCGCCTGAACCGCCGGGTTGCTGTTTTCAAGATTCTTCAACTGAGTCAGGTTGAGCTGAACTGTATAAATATCACCGCCTTCAATTGGCGGCATATTTTCCAGCCTTCGCACATCGTTGCGCGACATCCAGCCATTCTGCAGGGCGCTGGTATAGTACGCCGCACGTCCTGCGCTATCGGCTCGCAGAAGCCCCTCAACAGAGAACTCAGCAAACAAATCCTCATCACTGTTCAGAAGACAACGCGATATTTCCTGCTCAATATTGACCAGTAGGGGGCGCAGAGTATGGGTCAGGAACAGCATGTTCATCCCCTCAAGACTCGACGCCCAGCTTGATTGTTTTGTTGTATGGCCCACCATAAACGGCGGTACGCGAAACCAACGACAGATTTCCTCAATGCTGAAGGAGCGGCTTTCAAGCAACTGCGCGGCTTCCGGGTTCATGGTGACATTCTGATATGTCAGTTCATTTTCCAGGACCATCAGTTTCCCGGCATTTTTAGAACCAATAAAGTTCTGGAGGGCCTTGCGAAGCCTTTCTCGCTGCCCTTCGTTTAGCGCAGTTTTCGAAGAAAGAAAGCCGGTACTCTGCAAGCCATTCTCGAATATTTTCGCCGCAGCTTCATCTACCGCCATAGCCGCGCCGAAAACGTCAACCCCGGCCATCGTCGGCATCATCCCGCACACACCATCAAGACCAAACCCACGAATGTGCATCATCCTTTCTACAGGAATGATCCGCTGAACGCCGTTATCCGCATAGGTGTACTGTAATTTTCCGCTATCGAGTCGTTTTACAACCATATTCTGAGGAAGTAACGGGACCAACGATACCAGCTTGCTACCGATATAAAGCTTTTCGACAAATGCATTACCGCGCAGACAAACGCTGGCCACAATCATCAACATGAAGCGGGAAGGTGTCATTTCCGGGTTAGGGCGCCTGCATAATATCTGGTAGGCGGGATTGTTCTGGGCCAGCTTTCTCGATCCATCAGCCTGCCGCTCGTAAATTTTAAGCGGAAGCGTGGAGATCGACTCACTTAATAGCCTTACGCACGCCCAGACAGCAGAAAGCCGGATAACTTTGTCAGCGGTAACCACTTTTCCGCTACTGCTGGTTCCGTACCACTCCCGCCAGAATTCACCGGTCGTCAGGCTTATGGGAACACCAAGCCAGTTTAAAAGAGCGCTCTTAACGCGCCCTGGTTGCTGTTTATTCTTAGCCATCAGGTACCCACTATGATCGGATCGTCAAAAAAGCCCTCTATATCGCCATCATCAGGCTCATAACCTTCTGCAGCACCAATTGCCATCGCCGACGCAACCACACCATCTATTCGACCAGTACTCTTTTTCTTGGCGAATATGCGGTTTTCTTTTTGGTCGGCTTCGGTTACGGCGGAAGCAGCGTTCCATCGGAGGCAGGGGTTTGTTTTAATAATGATTACGCCATCATCGAGCATCTGTTCAAAAAGTTCGATGGAATGAGGCATCCACAGTCCTGAATCCTGCGCCTTGTAATATCCCTGCCCGTGAGGAATAAGCGGTACTGATACAGAAGCGTTTTCCAGTTCCGGTTCAAGATATTTGATGCGGTACTGGTCGAAGGCGATCGCCTTGATATCGAACAACATGGAAAGATCAGCAATGCGCTCAGCAACAAAGCCATATTTCACCGCCTTTCCGGGAGTGGTATGAATATGGCCTCCCCGTTCCCATGCTTCATAAGGTACGCGGTCTGTTTTCGCTCTATCCAGCAAAGTATCTTTTGGTGTCCAGAACTCCACCAGCAGCTTTCTTTTTTTAGGGAAAAAGAGCGCCAGAGACGTAAGGTCGCGAGTTCCTGAAAGGTCCAGGCCGCCATAACATTCTTCTCCCTGCAGCTCCTGCAGGTCAAAGTCCTCTTCGCACCCCATCCACACATCGCTACTCATCCAGGGGTTATCGGCATCCACCCACTGACAGAAGTTTAACCGCCGAACAATGCTTTCCTTCGACGGCATCCCCCGAGCCTGAGTAACCTGCTCACGCAGGTAGCGATCGGTAAAAGTATGACCAAGAGAGGGGTTTGCTTTTTTCCAGCAGGACTCGTCCTTGAATGGGTCTTCTCCTTCGTCCAGGGAGCAAATGAAAGAAAAGAAACTGTCATCCTCAATCGAGCCTTCGGCAACTTTCCGCCCATACTCGTGATAGTCGTAGCAGACGCTGGTTTTGTCGTGTCCGCTGTTAGTGATCATAAAAATCAACGCCTGGCGACGACCTTTCGTCCCGGCGCGCATCATTTCCACAACCTGGTTGTTTTTATGCTCGTGAATTTCGTCAATCAGAGCACAGTGTGGGCGTGGCCCTGACTGCCCATCATCCGAACTGATAGGCCGGAAAAATGAGCCGGTCTGAAGAAACGCAAGGTTCCACTCTTTCCCGGCGCCGCCTGATTTATTTATTCGCTGTGCTAACGCAGGGGACTGATCCACCATCGCGACAGCATCACGAAAAAGGATCATGGCCTGGTCTTTTTTCGTTGCCGCTGCGTAGACTTCTGCGCGAGGTTCTTTATCGGCAACCAGACAGTAAAGAGCAATGCCCGCTGCAAGTGGAGATTTGCCAGAGCCTTTGCCTGACTCGACGTAAGCCATGCGGTACCGGCGATAGTCTTCTGAGTTTTTCCAGCCGAATATCGAACCTACAATAAAGCACTGCCACGGCAGCAGGTTAAAGGGTTTGCCCTCATGCTCACCGCCGTTGAGCTTCAGTACTTTTGCAAAAAAGTCGATGGCACGCTGCGCCGCTGCAACATCCCATACCAACCCGCGAGCATGGCAGGATTCCAAATCCCTGAGATGTCGTTTACAGGAGTTTCTAATATCAGGACCGGCGATTTCTTTACCGGAGTCTACATCCCGCGCATATTGCGTGGCGGGATCAACCGAAGAACTGGTTGAGCGGGTCTTCTTCTTTTTCTCCACCATCCACTTTCACCTTCGTTCTGGCGGCCGGAGTCAGACCGAATTCGACCAGGTAACTTTTGAAACGGCGATCAGCGTCGGCCAGCATGGCTACAGCCGGGTTAGCCTTAATCAAAAACCCGCCCTCTGTCTGCACGGTGTAAGTTCGCCCCTCGTCAGCAATAGTCAGGCGAAGCTGCAGAATGTCGGCGTAAATATCGCAGAGTCGTTCGAGCGCCAGCGTATCGGCAATGGTTAAAATGCCCATGCCATCCAGCAGCACGGTCAGCTTCCCCCACGCCACCTTTCCCCAGTCAGTGAGGTGCTCTGGAGGGCTTGGGATTTCTCGCGCTGGCGATGGTTCTTTGTCGTTAAGTTTGCGTTTGCCCGGGTTGCCGGTAACCACTTTGAGGTGGGTCGGTTTCGGGCGTCGTCCTGCCATCGGAACCTCCCGGAAAAAAACTTTTCATTTCGCGGTTGTGCACAAAAAGGACTGGCGGCGGTCATTTGGGTTCGAGGTTCTGAACTTTTGACCCGCCCCTCCCTCTCAGATGAGAATCGATATCATTTGAATACTAATGATTTCAAATGACAATCACTTTTGAGGTATATTGATAATGGTTATCACTTAAACCAATGAGAAGCCGGGTCCAGTGGCATCCCGTTTTCATCGCACCCGATCACGGCGCCACGCTTCTCCATTCGCTGCTTCGTTGAGTCGTGGTGCTGCTTACACAGCCCTTGCCAGTTCTTCCGGCTCCAGAAAAGCTTTTGCGCCTTCGCTATTGCCTGGCTGTCGCCAGAGCGCAAAGCCTCTTTCAGTTTGTGCGGGATGATGTGGTCAACCACCGTTGCTGCTGTCACCCTGCTTTGCTCCTGGCACATGATGCACAAGGGGTGCGCACGAAGGAAGATAAGACGCTCACGGTCCCACTTGCTGCCGTAGATGCGGGGATCTTTGTTCATGTGAAATTATTCCAGTACCTATGAGATATCATAAAAAAACCCGCCGAAGCGGGTTTATCATTCTTTATTACGATAGCCGGGTAGGCTTTTCGCTCTCTTTCTCATCTTATACTCAGTCTCGGACCAGAACTCGCTAGGATCATTATTAAATCCACAGTTCTCGCAAATATAATCACCGGTCCAACCGCCTCTTTGCTTATCCTTTACCACATCATTTGAACCGCATTCAGGACAATATTTCATAGCTTCTCCGCGCCTACTCATTGATAGTGAGTATAGATCAGCATTATCACAGGCACTCAGTGAATGCCTGCTGTAATGCCTTAGCTCGCCTGCTCAACGCCGGTATCAAAAAGCGCCAGCGCTTCGGTCGCTTCCTGGATGGCCTTACGGGTCTTCGAGACAATCTCGCTTTCCGTGAAAACACGATCGAAAGAGTCTGCGAATAGCTCAGACTTCAGATAGCTGTCGCCTACCCAGTCAATGGCCAGCTTGGCCGCTGCGGTGTCGTAGTTAACTTTCTTGATGATATCCAGGCGGATTTGCTCGGATGCGGTGATTTCTGACATGTCTTATCTCTGTGCGATGTGGGGAGCATTATCGAAGTCACTAACCAAGTGACTTCTGTAATGCCATTAAAAAAGCCACCCTAAAGTGACTTTTGTGATGGAAATAGAGTATTGCGACACGAAGTGTTAATTCGCTTCTGAATTAAGGCCTGAAGTCAAGAAGAATCACAGTTGGTAGGTTCATTGGCTTCGCAGGAAACTGACCGGCGGCCACAGTGTCATTAATTGCCTCAACAGAGCGTTGACACATAAAGTTATCACCTGACACAACTTCCACATGTTGAACCTGCTCACCAGGAGGTTGTGTGACTTTAAGTATACAACCCTGTTCATGGTAATTTATCGAACCGAAATAATTCTGCTGCACAGCTTTTTTTATACTCAGAGTGTATTCATGTACACCGTCAGGAACACTGGGTTCACTTTTATTTGAGCAGCCAACTATCATCAGTCCTGCCAGCGCAACAATATATAATTTTTCCATTTGGCTACCCGTTGTTCAGAAACAATAACATTACCATGACTTCCTGATTTGCGCAGTGTTACTGTTTTGCCGATTACATCAAATCCCACTATTGCAAAGTTGTATTGAGTAATAACTGCGGGCAGTTGGCCCGCACTGCTTTGTTGTGAGCCAGCATATCGCGCTTGGTCTGCATATCCAGCACGTCGATATCGTGGTCGGTAAGGTAGATGACCCTCACCCAGCTGCAGGCCGTATCAACGACTACCGGGGCGGGTGAAGTGCTCACGCAGCTCGCGGTCAACATCGTCATCACCCATACGCTTAACGCTCTCTTCAACATCACTAGCCCCTTTCGTGGCTTCTGCTTTACGTTCTGCCACAGCAATACTGGCGGCTGCTTTCTCTTCGGTATGCTGCTGCTGGGCTTTGGCTTCTGCCTTGCTTGTTCCGCGTGCATGGCCGATGCCGAACGCGCCAGCGATCGCACCCAGGATGACGACCACCAGCCCAGCAATAATTTCGAAGCTCATTGCTGCGGCCCCTTCAGTTCGTCGGCCTTAGCTTTCAATGCTGGCTGGCGTATGTATTGCGATAGCACCGCAAGCACCACCAGCGCTGGGCTAATAAGCGCCACGATGTTTGGAGGCAGAATGTTTTTAATGTCCGGCGGCAGTACCGCCCAGGCGTGCAGTGCAGCATCCGGGAACGACTGCGCCCACATGCCAACCAGTGCGCCGATAGCCCCCAGTTTTACAGACCACGTTTTCTGCAGCAGGCTGGCATGGCCTACGAACTCCAGCCGGGTATATTTGCGCAGAAGTAACAGAACGAGCACAGCCACCAGCACGAGCAAAGCGAAAATGATCATCTTCACAGGACACGCTCCTTAACCCAGCCGTAGAGAAAATCCTCGTTGGCTTCGCGGCCCTCCGCCAGTTCGAGATATCTGGCACCCTGGCTGCAGTTCAGCGCACGCAACAGAACCTGTTCACCCTCTTTCCCGCGGGCGGAAAGATATCCCTTAAGCGCGGTGATGGTTCGGGGGCCAATGGCTCCATCCGGGATAAGATCGGGATAAAGCTTCCCGCGCATATTCATTGCCGTCAGCCAGCGCTGGAAAAACTTACTGGCGACGCTGGGCCCCATATTCACGCCAGTGTCGCAAAGCTCATCCGCCAGTAAAATAGATAGAGCTGCCACCTGGTCGAACCGGGGGCCAGTCCAGTAATCGCTCAGCAGGATTTGCTTTGCTGTTTCCCTGGGCAGGTTTCGCATATCACCGGTGTAGCCATGTGCACGGGCGGTGGTTTGCGTGATGCCCCAGCGGGTAGGCCCGCCTTTATCAGAGGGGTGATCGACATAACCACCCTCTTTTCCGAGGATCCCCTCGATAATCTTTTCTGCTGTCATTGTGCTTTCACTCCGGTAATTCGTTCCCAGAAATACGTGAGCGCTACGGAACCCATAGCGCCACTGATACCGGCAGTGGCCAGTATCATGTAAATACTCAGGCCACCTTCAATGCTGATGAGCCCACCAATGACCCCGGTAAACGCCGAAACCACAATCTGCGCAAAAGCATTTATCCAACTCCATTTCGCTTTTCCCTGCTTCACATCCATCAGGAATCGGACAAGGCCGCCCCAGCCAGCAATGATCAGCAGAGCCAGCCATGTGATTCCGGCCATGCTTTCTTTGTCTTGCATATGCTTTGCCATAGGTTCACCTCCGGGTTAACGGGGTGCTGTGTGTTTGAAAGGGTCAGGCCCATCGGGCTGATTTAACAACGAGCTTTATCGATGATGATTCCCGTGAGCCTGAAATGAAAAAGGCCGCGCATAAGCGCAGCCTCAAATGATTTGTTCCTCAGCTTGCCGGGGAGACTTATTCATGGCGAAAAAAAGCCCGCTCAGAGGGGCGGGCAGAAGGTAGGAAATACTGATTCTTCAACGGAACGAGGCGCACCTAATAGTCCGAGCTACCGATTTACCAGGAGATCGCTCGTTTTCCGTTACTACCTTTTAAACATAGCTGGAGAAGCCGAAACGGCAACCCCACTACCAAATAGCATAGTAGCATTGCATTATGGTGCCGGGTGCCTCCCGGTGAGCATGTCCCAGTCGACATGGCCCGCGCTGCATTTACAGATCACTGTAAGTGACTGGTCGCCCCTCCGCATAGGGGGATTCACCACACGAACAGATTAACAAGATGTTAATTTTCTGGTCAATAAGATGTAAGCAAATGATGACATGCAGTTTTCTTATTGCTGAGTAACTTCAATCTGGTTCAGGGCTCTGCGCGGAGGGCTTTAACGTGTCGTGCAGCACGTCTCTACCCAAGAGCCCTGACCGGATTGCAGATACAAAAAAGCCCCGGCGAGTACCGAGGCTTAGGAGTTGTGAGTATTGCTCTACGACAATGTGACAGGGGTACTGATGCAATGCATCTCGCGAATACCCCTGTCGTATCGCCGGAAAGCAAAAACCCCGCCGAGGCGAGGTTATAATAAGAAATCGAGTTATAATTCCAAAAAACAGTAAGGTGGTATGGCAAGGCCAACAGGTGAAGCATCTCCCACCCATTCAAGATCTGCTAATTCGGTTTCAGTCGGCAGAGAATGAAGCGCAGTAAAGTCAGTTATCAGCGCGAAACTGCTCTCATTACCTGCGCCGTTTACAGTTACAGTGTAATACTCCTTGGAGCCCCGCGACTTATCAGAACAATCACCGTTCAATTTTTCAGCAATAACGGTGAGGGCGCTCCCATTAGGGTACAATCGAGGGAATGTTGAAATTTTCTCCATCTTCGCTTTGGTAGCATAAAATCGATATAAACACTCTTGCATCTCACTAACTCCGAAGCAATCGATTGAACTAGATCATGTCTAGTTGGCTGTGTTCATTATCAGCCCCATAGTTTGGTAACGCCAAGCTTTTTTTGTCCGACATGCCAGTCAGTTGTTTAGTGTCACATAAAACCCCGCCGTAAGGCGAGGTTTCGATGATTAGGCTGTGTGTCGAAGTGACCACTCCTAACAGATTACGATAGTTTTTGCGTACGCGTTAGCATTTTATTACAATTCTATCGTCCTGAACCTAACCTAAGGCCGTTTATGAATTTCTCTTATACTAAACAAGATGGACTGACAAAGAAGTGTCTTGTCAGAGGCTTTAAAGTTAACACAGCATCTACTGATATTCTTTTTGATCAAATAGCAAAGTCTACAACCTTTCAGATAGGCTCTGTCATCAAAATCAGTGCAGATAAACACCTTATGCTGAAGGCATTTGAAACAAACGCCAATTGCCACTATCTTCATGTAGCCCTTTACAACCCTAAAGCACAAGTTTCTATAACTCCTTTAAAAAAAGCTGCAAGCGATTTACTGGATGTAGAGAACCTTGATGATCTTCATGCGTTCTTAATGATAAAAGGCAACCAGATAGCATCACTTATGCAGATCTCAACTAATTGGTGCGAAGTTAAGATTGCTAAAATTTTTAATCAATTTGGTATATCGATAACGCCAACAGCCATTCTAAAAAACAATGTTATTCAGAAAATTAAAGAGGACAAATTAAAAGCTCTGCATCTCAACATTGACGTTGATGAATCTGATTTCGTACAAGCACCAAGTGTGTTAGAGTCAATATTCAAAAAAGAACCAACAATTAGAGCCAAGGGTATCTCTGGTCACTTAACAATAGATGCTAAAGGTAATGCAGAATTAGCTCAGTCTATTGAGAATAATCCTGCTACATGGGTTAATGATTTGGACAGAGATTTTTATATTGAAACAAAAAAAGGCGACAAGTTTTATAGTGACGATTTGAAAGTAACTAAGGTTTACTTTACAGTACCATATGGTTCTAAGTCTATAAATGCGAAATATGCTAAAGAAATCCTAGAGGATTTTGTAGCAAAAGAGCTATAATGATAGAAAACAAAGGAGGCTAAGATGCTAAAAAATATTAACACAACAGGGCTGATCGTATCAGCGCTAAACATCATAGCCTCGTTAAGTTTCTCGATTTTTTTAACTGGAAGCCTAACTAATAACACTGATGCATTAAATCTTGTAGCCAATGTATTCTCAATACTATCTGGTTTTTTGCTTTTAGTAATAACTATGTCAGGTGAGAACTCAACGTTGCTTAGTAACATGAGCGCACTGGACGCGGCAAATCAAGAAAGAAGATTCTTGATGCGCTTTAACAAATACTACGCTCTTTTTTTACTTTACATACTCACATTGGCTTTGATTTTTATATTCTATTTGATAACAAAAGATAAAACCAATAACTCAGCAATATTAACGAGCTTAAAATCTATAATTGGCCATTCAATTGCATTTCTAACATGCTTCTCATTTATCCAGTCAACATTCATCCCACTTAAAATAAAAGAGCTATTTAAGGAAAAAAGAGAACTTAATAAGAAGTAAACTAAACCATTAGTTTACTTCTTTCCGAACAGATTTTAGTTTTATATGTCACAGCATATGTAGTACGCCGTCGATAAACCCCATTGCTGTCTGTAATTCTTTTCTGATGGTCCCATCAGAGCATTTTCGTTTCTTAGCTATACTACGTAATGATATACCGATAACAAAATGAGCAATTATCAACTCATACTCTTCTGGCTTATATTTCCGCAATCGCGCTACACAGCCGTCAATCATGATTCCTTCATCATCAGCGCATCGCTGGCGTGTTTTCTTTCCATGAGGTAGCAAACCTTTAAACCCTGCGGCAATGGGTTGCCAATCAACACCACTACTATCAGCTGAAGCCCATGCACCCCAGCGGTCTAAAATCTCATATATATCACGCATTAACTCATCTCCACTGAATTAAGCCAGAACGCCAATTGCCAGCGAAC